ATGCATAAGGGGGGGAGATTCTGCGAGACCCCCCTCCCCCTATGCAAACTCAATCTCTCTACTAACTAACCTGGAATCTCTCGTGTTACTTTGCGATACATTCCAAGTGTGTTCTCTTTCACAATCTCATCGATAGCTTGATTGATTGCAAGTACTTGGTCGGGCTCGGAGATTTCATCTGAAACTACAGCAATCCGAGCAAGGAACGATGGTGTGTGGTAGCCGGCTCTTTCATCCCACTGGTACCAAGAATCGAAATCAGTGAAAGGATCATGAGGATTGTCATACGTTGTTAACATTGCTTCAACCATCATTCATCCTTTCATTACTTACAACTATGATGTTGTTGTGTTGTTGATTACTCATCATCAGTACCACTAATAGCAGCATCCAACGTACTAAGAGAAACACCCAAAGCATCAGCAACTTCAGCTCTTGATGCACCACTAGCAAGCATTTGCATAGCTCTGTTAGTCTTAGTTGTTGTCATCAACTTAGTAGGTTTAGGCGTGGCCAGCTTCCTAACGGTGTCCAGGTTCGCTTTATCAAGAATGTCATCAAGCATGCTATGACTAATGGCCCCTGCTTGAATAGCATCCCATTCATTGGGTTCTATTTCAATACGGAGTCTTTCGGCACCGGTTCTAATACGGGCTTCATTAATAGCTTGGGACTTGATCTTCTTCCTAGTATCATCATCCATGTTTGGATTAGACTGGAGTTTCGCACGAAACTGGGCGTTTGCTATGATCTGGGCTTGTCTTTCGAGGGGGCGGTTTCTTTCGATTGTTTCAAGTTTTCCCTGAAGAGTTTTCACTTCTTCTGCATAGATCTTCTTAGCAGAGGGTGAATACTTAAGGTTTGGTGTAGCTACAAACTCTAACCTTGCTTGATTAGCTAGGTTCTTTAGCTTGTTAGAATGTTCAGCATACAATCTTTCCTGTGGTGTACCAGAAGAAAGGGTGAATGCATCATCAGTCTCGGCAAGCTTCTTAGATGTTTGAGTAGCTAATTCGTATTCACCATCCCTATTCTTTCGCATTCTCCCTGTAGGAACGAACTCTCGTTTACCAGTAACCTTATCAATCGGTCCACCTAAAGCAGCAGGACGAGCTTTCCTTTCAGGGAATGGCTTTGTCTTGGCACTCGCTTTAGAGATTAGTGTGTGGGCACCGCCAGCTTTACGGCCTTGATACTTCAACGCAAGGTCTGAAATGTTATTGTCAAGCGCAGATTGTTTCCAATTGAGGCTGTGTTTCTCAGCATCAATTACAGTTTGTGAATGCCTAACTGCTTTTACAATATCACTAAGTGGCGCTTGACGAAGAGTCATGTCAGTAATCAAGTTTGACACAACACCCATTTGAGTTTGCTTTTGTTGACTAGACGGTGGTTTATCACCATAGTCTGGTTTGCCCTTAGCCGCATTCCATGTTCCACCATCAATGGTCTTCATTCCATCATAAGGAGCATAGACCGCCTTAGCATTAAAGTCTTTTAGCCCTTCTAATGCTGGCTTTGTAGATAGTTTAGCACTACCTTTCGGAATGACGAGTACGGTGTCACCATCGAAGTCTGCTCCAGAAAGCCTTTCAGCAACAGTGTGATGAATACCAATAGCATCTCTTGGATTAGTACCAAGCGCTCGCTTAGCTTCTCGGTTGTTGTTATTGACTGTCAATTCTGGAATCTCAAAGGTGCCACCATGAGGAAACCGAACTAGATAGACACTTTCACCTGGACGAAATCCTGGGGCATACACCTCAGAAGGACTCAGCGATTCGACTGGAAGAATGGCATGCCACCCTTGTCTTTTGAATCCAGCAGCCTTCAAGTGTACTGCAGCAGAATCTGTTTCATCAGCAAAAGTTTCAAGAAGCTTCTGTTTGACAGTTGGGTTGGTCAATTCAGAAATCTGTTTGAACTCTTTTTGACGTTGTTCAAAAGTCATGTCCAATTGAGATTTGATCAATTTAGGACTTTGCTTCGACAACATCTGAGTAGAGATTGAATCAGACCAATCGCTCCATGAACCTTCTTGATTAACCAAGTTCATTACAGAAGTTAGTTTATCTCGTCCATCTACCTTAACAGTAACCTGATCCCGAATGGTTGCACCAAACGGATTGAGAGGATCATCACTCTCAAGCGTCTTCATTGCATCAAGTTTGTTTCCGGTGTCTTTCTTTGGTGTGTTAAAGACAAGATCAACGCCTTCTGGTAAGTTATCCTTGTAAACAGCCATACCCTTGAGATAATGACTATCGTTAACCAAGATACGAACCTGTGCATATTGAGCTTTACCCAAAGACACATCATCTACACCAGGACGGACATAGATAACGCCATCTGCTTTACCGCCACCTTCAGGACCATATCGGATAGCTATTCTATCCGCAGAGATTCCCATAGGTGCTTGGATCTTCTTGTAGGTTTCTCCACCATCTTCAGACGGGCCACCCATTTGACGAATCTGATCGCGGTCCTTGTATGCCTGAGTTCTTGTGGTTCCAGGAGGGGCTAGCACTTTGTAACGAGTGTAAGCACCAGGATTTGTGATCTGTGGACTGTTTACATCCCAAATCTCATATCCTTCTTCCTTAAGAATGGTGGCTGCAGTATTCAGACGAGTTGCACTGATTCCAAGAAAGTTCTCGGCGCCACTACCAATGTCGACAAGATATTTCTCAGCGACTTCTTTACGAAGCTTGTTTGCGGTGGCTTGAAGAATATCTTCCTTTTGATTCTCGTAATCTTTGAGATAGGAACGAACGGTTGATTCTGGAACGCCAAGTCTACGACCAATAGCTGATTTGTCATTACCCGCTTCACGAAGTCTTACTATTTGAGATGTGAGTGCGGCCTTCTTCATGTTAGAAGCGATAGACACTCGAGCTCGAAGTTGTGTGGTGGAGATACCCTCACCCTCAGCAATTTGAGCTTCAGTAAGACCTTGTCTCTTCATGTCTTTCACAAAGCCGGCGTAGTCTTGGTTCCTTGTCGATGTTTGTTCATCATCAGCTCCACCTGAGCCCCAAGGATATCTTCCAGAATGTCGTGGGGTGCCATAGTGTTCCAAATAGTCATCTTCATCAAGAATCACCACACGCTCCCTTCTTTGAGTTGCTCGATCTGCCTGTCGTGATTGATGATCGTGTCCATGATCTGGGCGATGGATTCGGGTGTTGGTTCATACACTCTGACTTCATCAGTTTGATAGATACGAAGTTCAATCCTAATCTCAAACGGGGTGTACCCATATTCAAGACAGAACAAAGCTGCGTATACCTCGAGTTGATGTTCAGATGTTGCACGAACGCCAGTCTTCAAATCATGCACCCTAAGGAACATGTTTCGAAATGAAAGTGTATCTGCATGCCCAAAACAGTTCTCAGAGTAGTAAAGAGGTTGCTCTACATTCATCTGATAGTTAATGGCATCGTTGACATACATGTGTAGTGTCTTACGATTCTTGGGCATCTTGATTGCTAGACGAATTGCTTGGTGTGCAAATTCGTGTAGGTCGGTTCCACGCTTAGCCGCCATGGCTGAGATGAATCGAGCTTCTAGTTTCTCAGGGTCGTAGTTGATCCAGTGATAACTACTTGGACTTAGAAAGGCGTGTTTACCTGTGAGATCCGAATGATCTTTGAAGTTCATTTAGTACCTCTGCTTCATTTTCTGGGAAGATGAAGGCAGCGAAAGACATAGTGTTGAAGTGCTCAACATAGAACTCTTGATTAGGGCGCTTAGGTGCTTTACTTGATTCTTTAATCTCAAGCATGGCCCAGGAGTTCTTCCAAAAGATGGTAATGTCTGGCACACCCTGTATATCAGCGGCATCGTTGTCTTGAATGTGACAACCGGGAAACCGTTCACGAAGTTTCTTGACGAGCTTGATCTTGTAACTTGCTTCGTTCATCTAGGTACCTCGCAAAATTGATATAGGATGTTTTAGACATTCCTCCTATTAGATACGATGTTTTTTTCACTACCTTTGTACTTACACGAATTCGAATCGTTGAAACGTAGGAAATACCGATTCTTGCATGGTTATTCCTTGGCGTATGTCCTTGAACAGAAGTCCATTCAACGTAGCACACTCCAACACATCGAAATATCGTTCGTCATCGTCTAGGTTTCGAATAGGCCCGAGTCGTTCGTTATCTGTCACATTACTGAACTGTCGAGCATACTCCCAAGCGAACCAACGTGGACGCCAGGCTAGGTTGTCCGCCCTGTTGTTACGACGGTCCCCATTTAAGTGAATCGGTGTATCAAACACATCATCACGACCCGGGACGAAGCTTTCCGCCACTAGGACCTTAACTGACCTTGTATACTGTTTTCCTCCAACAACCAGCCCAACCTTGATAACTCCCTCTGCTGTCTCGCTAAGATGCAACCAACGACCGCTATTCTTGTTGACGACGTCACCTTCATTACTAATCAAGTAGTCTGGAAACTCAGGTATGGTGGCCCATTCAATTTCCATGATTTATTCTCCAATCTGAAAAAGTGGCAAAATAAGTAATAAGTACAAACCCCTAAGTCTAAAAGCTCTGTAGAAAACCGACTTTTGTACTTAGTTGAAAGTACATACTATAAGTAGTGCGTGTAGATTATAAGTACAAATATACGTTTTTCTAACAAGGGTTGAGGTAGAACCTTTGTACTTATTACTTATTTTCGTATAGTTTGTACTTATTACCTATTCTGCGTTCCGATAATCCTAAAACACCAGGTCAGAGCCTATTTCCTTCTTCCAGAATGCCCGCTCATTGAACAACTTTTTGTGTTCTAAAGCGTTCCGAACAGCCTTATCGATCATCGAATTCGACACCAAAACGTAGTAATACAGCTGGGTGTACGGAGTATCAAGTCGATCAATTCGCCCGGAGGACTGCATAAAATTTCGGTAGGAATAGGTCAATGAGTAAAAGCAAATAGTGTCAGAATAAGTACAATTCCACCCTTCAGCCCCTGCGGCGTACTGTACAAGATACACCCATTCGTCACAATCTGGTGGGTTTTCGTGCTTATGGCCGTTCCATTCCGCAACCGGAACATACTCCTGAAGGGTACGCAATATCTCCAGCTCGTAGTCGAAGTTGTAGAAGACAATAACTCGTTTTCGTTCCCTTATCAGTTCTTTCACAACAGATATACGAGATGCATCCGAGTTCACAACCTTCCGCATTACCCGAAACATCTCGCTCACATCTTTCAGTGGTTTGTTTTCGTACGGATTCCACCGCTTCTTCATCACCACATCCAAGAGCGATTTGTCGTGTTCGCATTCCACCCATTCGTATACCCTTTCTGTGTGTCTCTCGTATGGCATCTCTACCAACAACATGTTGCGGTACTTCTCTAAAGTTGAGACTCCAAGATATCTTGTGATCTTTGGATATCGAGTGAAAGGCGCGTATACAACGTGTTCCCGTTTGAACTGCGTCGGATTACGATAGAGTCCATTGGCCACGAATAAAGGGACATAATCGATCCAAGTGTCTCCAGGAGTTGCTGTAAGCAATATCCATCTGTTCTTGCCCGCAATTCTCTGGAATGATTTGACCCACGCACCATTACCCACGAGTCGTTGTTCGTCGAAGATAAAGAATGCGTCCTCCAAACCTTCGTATTTCCCGATGTTGTTCCAAGAGTCAACCACAAGAACTCCAGAAGAGCTGAGCGATCTATCTGTACTGATTCCGAAGTCAATGGCTGCTGATTCCCAATCGAGAGAGTCACGTTTTTTAGCAGTGGTAATGACATATATATCTTGACCTTCTTCCTTTGCTAGATAGTACCCAAGGGCAGTGTGGGACTTTCCTACACCCACACCACCCCATAGGACTTTTCCGTTACTTAGATTCTCAATCGCTTCCAGTTGATGCGGAAGGAGGTTGACTGTCATTATCTTCCTCCTCTAAATAATGAAGGGGCGGAGCACCCAATGCTTGCGCAAACGGATTATCAGATCCTTTAGGAATCCGGTGTTTCCGCATCAGAGCTTCGATCTCTTGCTTCGTTAACTTGGACATTCTCCCTCCAATCAGGGTTGATAAATGGGTTGTCATCCGAATAGATCATCTCGTCGATCATAGGCGCACCTCGACCGATCTCCCACCCATAAGCTCGAGCGTTACGATCCATCTCATTCAACTTAGGCATCAACTGATCCATTTGGTAGTCAGTCAACCCGTATTTGTAGTGATTAAGGCCCTTCATCGCATCGTCCTTCGCATAGTTACACCGACAACGTCATCTAGACTCTCGGCTGGTAGTACACCATCCATAAGCCTGATACGCTCCCTCACGCACACGAAGCTACAGTAGTCTCCCTGTAGTTCTAGCGGAGCCCCAAACACAAGACCTTGATCTGTGTCAGACTTCAAACTGATCTTGATGTAGACGCCGTCGCGTTCCATCGCAATGTTGCACATATCACAATGACGTATTCGCATCGTATTCTCCTTCTGTTCCCCACGCAGTTACGTCCCAATGTAATGGGTCACAACCATTTAAGATGTCAATAATTGCGTCACGATGACGTTCGAATTTGAACATTGCTATCAGTTCTTTATCCGCAGGATTATCATCCGAAACACCCATAATTGAAAAGGGTAGCGGAGTTTGCTCTGTTTCAATAGGAATGAACGTTGTGTTCATATCTTGATGTTGTTGCATCACGCCACCTCAACCCAATCGTTCTCGAGCGCAGTGAACGGTCCTTCACCAAACGTCTCGGTGAACTTCTCCTGCGTGAGAGTTTCAAAGGGCATGTCTTCGATACTGTTGTTACCGAAGTCCGCGACCAACCAATATCCAATTGGCAACACGTCGTCGTAATCAGTGAACTCGACATTCCATCGATTTCCCAACAGACTACGGTTCGCGACTGTAATCAGAATTGCTTTCATTTCTTCTCCTTAGTATCTTGGAAACAACGGCATGGTGGGTTCTCGATAGGCAACCAGAATCGATAAATGCATCCGTAAAAATGTCCAAAAGAATTTCGTCCAATAGGCGCCATCATATCTCCATTTCGAAAAACTAGAAGCCTTGTGCTCCTAGTCTCTTTTGTTGTCTAGTTCGGGTTGATGATCCTGTGATCAGCTCTCGACGTTGAGTTCACGAACTTGCAGTTCAATCGCGTTCTTGAACAATTCGAGTTGGGCCTTCTTGATCTTGTTGTCCTGCTGCACCTGCTTGTAGCAGACGCCCAGAATGACTCCATAGACCGCGACGCATCCAACGATGATTGCTCCAGCAGCGATTTCCTCTGCGTTGTCGTTGATCTTCTTCTTGAGTGATGTCCACATGATGGTTCTCCTTTGGGTAGATTTCTATTAGAAGCGTAGTAATTCCTGCGAAGACAAAACTACATACGTTGTTCTGTATGTAGTCTTTAGGACTAGTTCTGCGTGACTTGGTTGATGAAGTCCCACTGCGCCTGTGCGGCTTTGTACATCTCGGCCTCGGGTAGGTGCATACCCTCCGTGAACATCCATGTGATGAACTCGCTCTTCAGCTTCTCCTTCGTTGTCAACCAACGAAAGGCTTTGCCGTAGAGGTTCGTACACACGAGTGTCGCGGCGGTAACACCTACTGCGATTCCGGTTGCCAAAACCTTGGCGTCGTGGGAGTTGATTTTGTTTGTCATGGGTTCTCCTTTGTCCTCACTAGAAGCCAAGTATTTCATGCGAAGAACAGATGCGCTAATGTCCGTGGATGTCCCAATGGATGATGAAGAAAGATCGGGATTGGATAACCCAAACGAGTTTCTAACACTTCCTCCGCAGATTTGATTTCGTCCGATTCCCAATCGATCATAATGAAATACCAAATCTCTTCTGCCTTAGCTTTGGCTATCATTATTTCCACACATTCATACCACTTTTCTATGGTTTGCATAACGTCTCCTTAAATAAGTACAAAGTGAAAAACGAAATGCCATGTATTTCAGCACTTCGTCTTTTTGGTTCTTCTATCGGGTAAGAATTTTGAGTTCTTGTTCGGCTTGCCAGTTCAACCAAACCTGCAGATCAGGGATGACCGTAGGGGGCTTTTCAGCCGTACGTCCAACCTGATGCGCGAGTTCGATGACTTCTTTACGCCATTGATCGTTCATTTGTTCTCCTTAATAGGGGTTCCTATTATGAGGCATGTAATTCATGCGAAGGGGATCACGTATGCCCCCAAGTCAACAGATTACGACCGCCTAGGGGGAAGAGGCAAACGGTACTGTTGTCTTTAGTATTTGCGATGCGATCTGACAGGGCGCCAGTCCCTCACAGATTGTAGACCTCCTAGGACCCCATGAAATCCTAAGTCTAGCGCACCAGCGCGATTACAAGTCTTCGTCGTCAACTACGTTTTGAAGTGCTCCACGCGTTGCTCCGTAGACCAGACGCGTTCTAGAATGCTTAGAGATTCGCCAAGTGTTTGACATGGTTCGTAGTTGACTGTCAAGAACTATCTGCATGATTCTTGACTCTGTTTCATCATCGTCAAAAGGAATGTCGAATGTGATTTGAATACTACCCATAATATCTCCTTAGTGTTGAATCGAAATGAGGGTTCCACTCTCGTAGTCACCCACAACCATAACGTCGATTTCTTTTACGTATTCGCCCCTCCATCGAGAAGTAGGTACGCCCTTGCTGTATTAACCCTCCAGCCGGACGAGGGTGCTGCGATGTCGCTGAGTTGTTCTAATCAGTAAAGTTTCAGAGTGATCAGAACTGAACAAACTGCAATAACGATCAAGCAGATGTCAGCTAGTGTGATCCCTCGCATGGTCTCCTCCTTTCGAGCTGTATGCTCTATTACATAGTCGGGTCTGGGAATCCCATGTGGAGGACAATCGTCAGTTGATTCCATAGATCGCCCTCTCACATAGGTACGGAGCAATCTTGAGCAGCTTACCCACGCGAGAATGTCCGTGTTCAATGATCGTGATCTTGAAGGATACAGGAGCGTCTGGGTTGAAGGCCCATCCGCCTTTAGACGAAATCCACTTACGCCCGAGACGATCTTGAATCTTGTATCCAAGACATTCGGACCATTCTCCCGTAATGTCAAATACCTTCATGTTGACAGGCATTGCTTCGACGTGATGTTCTTCCAGTTCAAAGAACCGACAGAACTGTTCCTTCGTAACCCAGGTATCTCTCGCGATTCCACCGTATGGGTGTTGGTAGAACGGACTGGCGATTTGTGGCGCAGGACGAGTCTCTAGAAATTCCATGAAGACGGGCATGTTTTGTCCTTGTGTTTTAGGTGTTTGAATAGAATGAATAATGGGGCACCAAACTTCCAATGTTAATCCTCTTCCTGCTCACGGATCTCTTTCATCAGTCGGTCCCAGTCTCTCGGACCAAGTTGTGGCTTCGTATCGTGCCGTTGGATATACCACCAACTCCAGATCAACGTGAAACCGATCATGATGATCCAGAACACTAACCATTGGCCGCTAGTCATGATTCTTCCCACAGGATTTCATCATTGTTGAATAATGCGATAATACGATGCCCGTCGAAGATCAGATGATCCTGAATCCATTGATGAATCTCTTCGATCTCGAGGTCTTTGTGGAATGGGTCCCAAAGGGTTCCCGTCACAATTCCCGACAAATGATCTGGAAGAAGATTGAACAAGTATTGGCCTGTTCGTTGCCCTGTTTCGCGTGAACCTCTGACGATGTGCTCAGCCCAAACATATTGGAAATGTACTCCGATTCTCATGGGTTCTCCTTAAATAATGGGTTGATATTGAGAGAAGTTGCCCCGCCACCACGGGGACTTTTAATCACCTGGTTTCCGCATCTCACGGTAGACTCAGGGGGGTGGATAGCCTTAGCTGTTTAATAGCTTCCAGAGACCGGTAATTATCTCCCCCGTTCCAGGGGTCTTCCTTAAAACCTCAGCGGCTTCAAGGTGGGGCTTCCGTTTCAGCTCACGCGCACCAGACGTGAATCTCCTATTAAACTAACTCGCCAGGGGAAGACCTGGGTCTGTTGTACTAAGCGGTTTTTTGTTGACCTATACTCCATGTAGCATGGCCACGGGAGCGCTCTGTGTTTCCCTTCACAGTCTACCCCCCTTACGGGGGCGCACTGAGCCTAAAGGCTATTTAACGTCGCTCAGTCGACGGCAAAAACTATATGAGAAGTTAAGCGGTTGTGGGCCTTATCTAATACCTGACGGTATCGTAGCACTTTAACTCCCAGCCTGGGAGCGCTTTCTTCTCATTAGAGGGCGTGTAATTTCTGCGAACTACGCCTTCTTACGCCATTGGAAGCTGAATTCACTGTTGGTGATTGCGTACCAAAATGCGGCACCCAATACGAATCCACCAGCGGCAATAGCCTTGTTCTTCTTAGCCATTATGCACTCACCTCCTTTACGACCACCTCGACCTCAGGGGTCACTTGAGGAATCGGCTCTTCGAAGTATGCAGCCCAATCCTCGGTGTACTCGGTGAACTGCTTACGGAACGACTTGTCGGAAAAGCATCGCACGTTGTCGCCGAACTGAGTAACCCAGAAGCCCACGAACACTCGATTCACGTTCGGGACGAGACGCTTGTCCACGAAGATGTACTTCTCACCCTCGTCGTTGGTCCGAACCTCTCCGATGTGCTTGGAGAGCTCCTCCATGTTCTCAGGTGTGACCAAGGTCGCCCGAACCTTGAACGGCTTTCGCACGAAGTCTTGATATTGCACTGTCATAATTATTCCTTTTCCTTATTGGCTTTGACGATAGCAGCGCCAGAGAACACCCCGAACGCATACACAACTGCTCCTGCGATTACTTCCCACATTACTCCTCAATCCCCGGAGCGTCCATGGTGCTGTACCGACGCTCGAGCTCGTCTTCCTCGATAGTGGCGAACATGGTCTTCAGGTAGGCGGAGTAACCTTGCTTACCCGTAGCTTCCATTTCATACCACCAACCACGGATGATCAGGTCGACATTCTTCAACTCCGCAAAGTCGAGAATGCTGACCATGTCCTCAGTGAGATTCACCTGTCCGTTGGACTTCACCAAGACGACTCTCGGTGGCTTGAAGTCGTACTTCACCTTCACCTGCAGGTACGGGGTCGGATCGTCGCCTTCTTCACGAGGATCGAGGAACTTCACGTTCCACCCGTCTGCGAGAAGCTGATCCACATCTTCCGGTGGGATGTCCACGCAGAAGTTGCGATTCCCCTCTGGATTAAACTTCGTCTTACCGCCGGCGAAATTCCGAAATCGGACATTTGCCCCGTCGATCTGATATGTTGGTTCTTTACCCTTAGCCATTAGTCTTCCTTCCTTCAATAATGTATTGTGTGAATCGTTCTGCTCGTTGCATAATCAGGTATTCTTGTGCTGTGAATTCTCGACCTTGGGTCGTACCGAAAGGTTGATTCATCGGAGTTGCTGCAATCGCTTGAGTCAAAGCCTCGAGACGAAGTGTTTCAACCTTGTCTATTAGTGGTAATTCCATAGTAAACGTTTCACCACTATGCCAGTCGTGATCGGCACTTGGGTTGAATTCCCTAAATAGAATCCCCGCATTTTGCATGTTATTGATAGCTCTCTGCGTCATCGATTCACTCATATTGAGATCCTGTTGTAAAGCCCACTGTACTTTATGCAGAGTATTCTCGTCGTGATATTCCATAATTACCTTTCTACAAATCGTTCAAATGGTCCGTAATAATCAATTGCCTCAATAGCGGCCTCCTTCAACCGCTCGAAATAGTCTAGATCTACGTCTACGAGGGTTATGTCTTGTTCTGGACCTCGTCGTTGGTCGGCGACTTCTCGGGTGATCCAATGGTATCCTTTGGTCCCAGTGACAGCATAGAATTTTCCATCTTTGACACGCCATAGGTTTGCACCGCCAGAATAAACTGGTACAAAGGCTCCAGTTCTACCGACGTGTACCATTGAGTCCGTGGTAAGATCATGATCCTCCAAGTTGAAATCGAGCCACATCGACCCCTGCGTAACGTTCTTTACTTCACAGACGTCATCGAATGTGATCTCTTCATTGCTGAACAACGCCTTATAGACATACGGATGCTGGAATTGTGCGCCTACCGCAGTCCATTTGTCTCCTTCACGGGCGATATATACAGCGTCGTTGATAAGACAGAACTTGTCGTAAGTGGCCTCGAGCTCGAAATCATATCCATATTCCTTACCAAACTGCTCGATATATCTAATCGTCTTAGGATCAGCGTGTTGGATCTTGATTGAGTCGGTCTTGATGTGAATGACATCGATGTCCTTCTTCTGTAGAGCACGCTTCAGATCGATCATGAACAGAGCGCCACGTTTGGCTACGATGTTGTCGATGTTCCTGTCGTCTTTGAACGGATTCGGAAAGCGAGCACTCGTAAGTCCGTAGACGATATTGATGACAATCTTAAGTGCGTACGACAAAGCCTCAGCGCTATGAGGGTCACTTTCAGCATCTCCCAGAAACTTGGCGAGTTTACCGTCGAGTAGACCTCTGGCACGTTCGTATTCCTTATGCTTGATTGCCATGCGCGCTTCCTTGAGGGCAGCAAACCTTGCCGTATAAGGTCCAAATAGTTCGAGCTGTTCGATACTCGTCGGATGCATACTCGCCACGTCCAGAACGGACACCATTTCATAAATGCCAGGTTCGGCATATACATAACCACCTTCGCCCGTGACTTCGCCATGGTAGGTGCTCTCCTTTGTATAGGGGTCATACTTATACCCGGGGAAGGTCTCGCTTAGGTCCGTATATACAAACTCGGATTGCGGTCGTTTGTTCTCGCCGAATATGATCTTCGCCGTATGATTTTGGGTAGTATGGTTGACAGATAGACCAGAAAGCTCAGCAAGAATACTGCGAGCAATAAAGTCCTGCTTACGTGCTTCAAAGATCACCTCCAGAGTGACTACGTCGTTGACACAATATTCCACCACGTCTTGAATACGATCCTCCGGGACTGGTTGATCCCAAGGAAGATCCATTTCCTGGTGGTGAATTCCTAGTTCGATTTGGAACTTCTTCTGTCCCTGCTTCTTCGAGCTGAAGTCGTATACGTCGGTGTATGACAGATTGTACGCCTCACCGAAGAGAACGCTGTCTCTACCGGCGATGATCTTCGAACTCAGGTTATAGAGTTCTTCGACCGAATAACCAAGAAACGCCGCATACAGAATGTGGTTGTCGTACCGACGATTGTTAAATCCTACAAGCTTCTCATTCAAGAGAGGCTCGACGTCTGCTGCAGTTGGATTGATCATCCGCACCACATCGGTGTCGCCGGCGAACTTCCAACACACAACAAAGAGGTTTGGATATACCTCAATGTCGTAAAAGACCATGGGTTTCCCCTCGAGGTCTTCTCGTTCCGACATCGGCTCTTCGCTGACAAACGGCATCTTCTGTACGAGCTTCAGACAATATGCTGCGTGATGAGTGCTCATTGCAGCAAACGCCATGATGTTCTGGCGCATGTCTCGAACGTCGTAACTCAGATCCGATTCGTATGCTTCCTTCAGGATATCACTGATAAACATAATGGACGGCTTCGTCCCTGCGTGAATTTCCTTCCGGAGGTTTCGCTCGATGAGAGCTCGAAGTCCCTTTTCGCTTTTAATGCTCTTGTCTTCAATCATAGGCTTCGTTTCTTTCTTGGGAAGACCACTCCCGATAGTTGCAACTTCGAGGTTGTTGCAGAGAGTGAGACGTCTCCTAAGAGATTGGTCGCCGAGAAGCGTCTTGACTTCAATACCCACCGCATAAATCTGAGCCAGTTCGTGGACGTCACCATGGTAAATGTAATGAAGGTGAACGCCCTTACCACTTTGGCTAGTTTCCGTATAAGTGGGCGGAAATTCAGCTGCCGCTCTAGCGAGATTGAGTTCGAGATCCTTTTCTCCATCTTCATCGACCAAGTCGAGATCGATGACAATATGGTTCTCTGGAACTTGAACCCAATGGAGTTGAGATGTGTCGATATCCTTGAGTTGCGTCGTAACATTCGCCCATGCCTTTTCTGGATACCCGTTAGGCCTTGTATATTGTGCTGGCTGCCCAGGGTACATCTTGTCGAATACTGAGAATATAGGCGGAGCGAGTTCGATTGTATACTCGTGTTCCACAGGCTTTTCGGTTTTGAAGATGTCCTTGAACCCCATGTAATAACTGTTCACGAACACCCCCTCTACTTCTGCCTTAGCCTCGAATGTGTGGAAATAGTTACGCAGTTCTTCTCGGAATTTGTACTGTGGAAGAACCTTATCCAGGTTACTGTAGCCGCAGTATTCCTTATACAATTCGTACGCCTGCTTCAAGGAAATACCATCTTGCCTCTTAAAGATGTCGTAATACGCCTCTACAAAGTTGTAAAAGACATCTGTCTGAAGCATCATTTCGACTGGTCGGTATCCGTTGTAATAGTTTTTCCCCAGAGTACGATATCGTTCCAAGCATTTCGCTGCCACGGCTCCAAGCTCGAACTCGACTTGTTGCATGAGACTGTAATACCGCTCCGCTTCGATTGTTTTTCCGGTTGGGTGGACATCAATTAACCTCCTAATAATGCCGGATTTGGCGTCGCTGATCTTCACTGGTTGGTTTGTACCCATGAACAAGAAAGCGTTTACCCGTGCTGTATAGCTAGGCTTGAACTTCTCGTTCATTGTCATCTCTTCGTGTGAGATGATACTGTTCAGTTTGGTGTTGTCTTCGATTCGACTTAGATCTCCGTCATGCTGAATGGCGACCAGTGGGTTATTCTTGAAGACTTCTGTTGAGAAAGTTCCATTGCTAGATCCAAGAGCCTTCGCATCGAACGTGGTGACATATCCGTCAAAGAGGCGATGTATGATATTGAGAACAGTAGATTTTCCACTCCCTGCTGGTCCATAGAAAACCAAAAATTTCTGAATTCGCTTAGCGTCTCCAGCAACCACTGCTCCGATTGCCCACTCGATTTTGTCACGTTCGACAGGGCTGTACAAAACTCCGAGTAACTCGTCCCAGGCGTCGGTGGTCCCAGGCTCCAAAGCATACGGAAGCCGTCTAGAGACATAGTCATTTTTATTAACCTCCGTATTAGCAAATGTCAAATGCTCGTCTAATTGGTGACTGTTGTCGCTGATGTTCATCATGAAGCGTCGGAATGTCGCCCAGACGTTTGTGTTGAACGACTTGAGGTTCGCTACTTCGTAACGTTCGTTCCTCGCCTCAGCTTCTTTCGCATGACGATGAAGATCAGCATCAACAAGACGCTGAACATCGTACTCATCTGTTGACCACAGACCTCGTTCTTCGTCCCAGACTGCATAGAAACTCCTTCCTCGTACCATCAAATCTTTGAATCGACTGACGGTCCAATCAGGGTAGATCTGTTGGATTCCCTTCTTGACTTCTTTGATACTAATTTGATAGAAATCCATATGACCTCCCTCCGTTAAACAATATACTCACAGAACTGGTACCAGAGTTCGACCTTTCTTTGATCGTGTTGCGGGTCGTCGATGGGGAACATCCCACCTTTTCCATCGTACTCATAGTTTCTCCATACGAGACGACTTAAGATATCATTGACAGCGGATTCAAACGGTCTGGCTGCGTCATTGAATTCTGAGAGTCCTAGATTCTCGAGCATGATCTTAAACCACCTCTGAGGGCTCCGCCCGTCTATAAACGAAGCCCTCCGAGATAGTGCAATCATCATTTCGAGAATTGAACAACCAATTTCCAACCACACTGGATCTGGATCTGAAATATGAGCTTCTACTATAAACTCGTGTCTCAGATCTTTTCCATCTTCAGCTCGATTCTCATCCATTTCAACAACCCACACAAATTCGGTGTTTTGAAGCTCTCGCATTAGTTTCCAATATGTCTGCGTTGGTGTACGTGCAGACGGACTGATTACCTTTGCGCAGAGCCAGTTGAAATATGCGGACTCAATCGGCTCAAGGTGGTGCATGATTAATCCATCACAAACCTTCGAACCGAATGCTTCAAGTCCTGCTCTTCGTAATCGTGTTCAATTTCCAACCCGAGTACAACTACCTCGTACCGTCCCTCGTCAAGAAGAACTTCCCACTCCATGCGTTCCTTTTCGTTTCGAACGTAGAACACATTCGGATCGCCGGAACCGTGACCAAACGCAAGGTTGTGGCCAATATAGTGGGAAAAGTTGTACAGCAGATGGTCGAGCTCATCGCAAACCATGTTGTCACCCTTGTAATAGGTGAGCGTGCTCTGCTTGAAACCCTTCTCATCATTGACGAATTCATCTCGATGGATGATGTACGGAATATCGCCTTGTCTCGTGCTGAGCTCTGCGTCGTAATCCCAATCAGCGTCTGGGATCGTCAGAAGATTCACTACCGATTCTTGTGGAGCTGCATCTGCCAACGTAACACTCGAGCCAGGAAACCCTTCATCTGAAACCACAGAGAGATCTCTGAACTGACCAGAACGAATCACTCGAATCTTAGTGCCATCTCCATCTGGTTGCATTTCATCCAGTTGATCATCCAGTTGCCGGTAAATGAATTTCTCAACCGTTACAACCTCTTGGGGTCTGCGCTTTCCGAGAAAGTACCCGAGAGTACCCCCTACGGAAAATGCGACTGCGCCGACTGCTGTCAACGCTGTGACCTGGGCTTTCGTAACCATGATTGCTCCTTTTAGATAAGTTTGTAAATAATGCCATCGACGTTGAAGTCCAGAAGAACGCTTCTATCACCATTGATGATGAAATCAGCATTTGAACAGTTGTACATGCCGAAATCGATGAAGTTGTCTCCGTTCTCAGACGGGTATACCCAACCGAACAATTGACCCTCAGGTGTGAGTTCGATCCCGAGGTTTTTATACACATCATTCAAGAACACGAACTTGTAGGTGTTCAATCGGTTGTTGAAATATCGTTGCTGAGCTTCGAGAAACGTACGGTTACTCTCTGCATCTGGAACCCAGTTACGATTGCTCTCATCGAACACTCGTGCAAAAATGGAAGAACCATCCGCATTGATCGTGAGAATCTTCTCTTCTGTACCGTCTGCGTTCCGTACCACCTCGAACTTGCCGTTGTGATACAGCTCAAGCTCTCGATCCTCGCCAAGCTCTTCTCGAACACGTGCACGATATTCTGTGAACGCCTTCTCGATTGCAACATACGCAGCAGTCAAAGCGCTGTTCCGCTTCGTCAATTGAATATGAGAGCCTGTGAGCGCTGCAATGGACAAACCACCGACAATTACTGCCGGCGCATACAACTTCGTGATCTCAAACACACCACGAGTGTATTCAATCGCAACGTCACGACGAGGATCTGTTACTGACTTTCTATGCGACAAATATGGTTGCAATGCGTCCATCTTGATCGCTTTGATGTTGTCATCAATAGCCTCGAGCTTATCGCCAATCTTGAGAGTTGCACGACACGCCAGAACCGTACTGGTGGCTACACCAACCACACCCGCCCCAAAGAGAATATGAGGCGAGTGCTTCTTGAGTTTCAGCACTGCCGGAGCAACTGCTTTCAACACTTGATCTGGAATTTTGATCATATTTACTCCTTAGAGCTTTTGTTGTGACTTCAGGCGAATATAGATTGCGATCACCTGTGCGTCAGACATTGATGCGACTCTGGCTCGCCATGAGGAATTACCTGAGACTTTGAGTACAGCTTCGCGTTGTTGATTGATGTTCATCGTGGCTCCGGGTCTGGGAGCTCAATGAGCCAACCTTCCCGAACTTGCTTGATGGAAATGGATGCGAGATTCGTCCATCCCCACGCTTGATCGGTATACGCCGTAGCAAATCCGAGCATATGCAGAAGATCTGCCACCGTCACGAAGTCATATTTCTCGATTGACCCCAGCATCGTTTCCACGATAACTTCGGCGTCTTCTCTTTGCGTGAGGATGATGTCATCCCACTTCGGGCGTTGTCCTGGAGGACCAAGAGCTCGTTGCGGAGACGCCATATACCCGTCACGTGGATCTCGATGGATCGGGTTGTTGTATGTGGTGCGAGCACTCATACTGGGAGTTCCTCGACGCCATTGACGCTGAGTTTCTCCCATGACCACTCGTTCCGTACCCTTGCTGACTGCGTCTACAATCAAACCACGGATAGCAGGTACGATGATCTCGCCCATGATATAACCGCCGGCACTACGGAAGTTTCCTCCAAATACCTCTTTGAACCGAGATCCAAGAGACTTCTTCCGTTTGATCGCTTCTCCAGAAATGACCTTTTCTACTTCAGGTCGCTCCTCTGGCGCAGCCTTTTTATCTTTACCTGTCTTCGGGGGAAATTCATCCATTTGCGTTCCCTTCGATGATTGCTTGACCCATGGCCATCTGTTGCGGCGTAATCTTAGAAACCTCAAAGTTCGTAGGAGGCGGGGGCATCTCGGGCTTTGCCTCTTCCATACCTGGTACCTTGCTCGGTGCGACGCCTTCGATGAACTTGACCAAAGCTCCTTCAACCGTAAGGAACTCCATGAGCAATGCGCTATACGCACCACAACCCACGAATCGACGTGTCAATTCCTCGGACTTTAGAAAATCGTCTCCGTCACGAACACCATATGTCATCAGGATGATGCGTTTGAATTCCTTCATCATCGTGTCGACGTCTTTGGCTTCTTGGATACGATTGATAGCTTCGACCAATCCAATAGCCCCGAAACTCGTCTCGAGTTCCAGAACTTCAGCGGCGGTCAAATTGAAATAGAACGCTCGAGTGACCGTTTGTTTGTCGAGGTTCTCATAAGTGATGTCTCTGATAAGCATGATGCTCCTTGTTTAGGTGAAAAATGAAAAGACTAGAAGCGATGTTCTGCTCCTAGTCTCTTAGCGTCTCAGTGGGTGAGTCGATGGTTGCGAATTGCTTCGCCAGCCGCTCCGACGATGCGCTTGACCACGAATGCTGCCTGTGCCAGGACGAGAACGTCTCCAGCAACAGCCAACACCTTCGTAGATGTGGGCACGGTCTTCGGTTCGACGGGTGTCTCTTCGTTTTCCATTGTTTGTCTCCTTATGGTAGACTGCTTCATTACAGTCGATGTATTTACTGCGATTTGATTACAGTGCCTTCAGATAACTGTAGCTAAACGCCAGACATGGTCTGATTTCGTCCATCAAAGTGGTTGTAATATCCAAAGACATCAAGCCTCGTTCTTGATCCCACCCGAAATCCATAGAGGAATCCGTCGGAGAGATGTTAATCAAGACCTGAAACTCCTGCAACGTTGCGTATTCGTGACGATTGATCCGGTCGTTTATCTCGTTTTGCGCCTTCTTGAGCGTGTCCATGTCACCGAGAAAATATCGCCCAGTGTGAAGTTCACAACAAAGCACGGTTCCTGATCCAACGAGGATGACTTCTCGTCCAATTGGATTCGCAGCGATACGTTCTTGCGCAATTTCGTCCCTAACTGATTGATCTTTGCGTTCTCCGAGCTTCTCTACTACCTTTTCCTTGTACTCGACGAATGCCTTCTCACTGAGTGAATATGCGGCTGCCATCGCCGCTGTACGCCTGTTTCCAACCCGTGTACCAGCGATGATACACCCAATTGCTACTCCACCTACGATTGTGGGCGGAATATAGAGTTTCCAATTCCTACGCGCTCTCTCTTTAATGCGTTCTTTTCGAGAGTCTTGTCTGCCGCCTTCAATTTCGAAGTAAATCGTAGACGTCGCTGCTTTCCATCCAGCTTGATGCGCCAAATATCCCGTCGTAACGACGCCCGTAGCGCCGATTCCAGCAAGAATAGCGGTTGAGTTCTCCCGCATGAATCGTTCTACCTGTGCTGGTAGCGCTTGTAGGTTCATTCCTTCTCCTTAATGAATCCCGCAATACCGAACATAATCAGCACGAATATGAACGACAGGGCGAATAGCAGCCCCCCGAAGTAAGACAAGGAGTCGAGCACCGAATATACTTGTTCCAATTGTATCGCCTTCTTTCTCTAATTATGATCCAGATAAACCACCAGCATGCGGTGATGGTCAACATGAACAGATCCCAAAGGAACGTCCAAAACGTATATTTCTTGTATCCGATTGGGTAGAAGTACATTACCGCTCTCCGAGCATAATCTCTTCGATCTTCTTAGATGTCCAATCGATGATGACTTCTTTACGTGCGTACAGAAGCCGCCCAACCACTCGGTCAAGAATATAGACCGCGTTCCACATGAGATACGCCGTCAGGGCAAACTTAATTCCGTTCTTCATGATTACTCCTTTAGATAGGCAAAAATTATACGAGAAGAATGCCCTCCTGTACATATCAGGGCTTTCAGGGAATCCTAATGATTCTATTCTTCTCATTAGAGGAGATGTATTTCTTGCGAGAGAAAACTACAAGCGTTGTCGCTGCTTGTAGTCTTGATTGTCAGAGCCCTCTGGCTCGCAGGTCAACTTGTTTTGCGTATGCGCGTCGTCCCTGAGCCGCGCTAACTGAGTCGACCAACTTCGCTGCAGATGCAACGGCGATTGATACGACCAGAATAACGCGGATGGGGTTCTCTTCGCATTCGGCTTTGAATTTGATCCATGCTTTGTTCATGATAGGTCCTTCCTTTCTATTAGATGACATGTCTTTTCTGCGAAAGGCAAAAATGAGAAGCCGGGTAGTGGGATGCTCTTCCATGCAATCTCCAGCTAGTGCTTGCGCACACTTCTCATTAGAGGGCGTGTATTTTCTGCGAACTTCTACCCAGATATTCCCCCCGGGGATTTTCGGCAGGCAAAATTTGAGAATCGGTGTAAAACATGCGAAAGCGTAGAAGCCATGTACTTTGCAATTGCACATGACTCCTACGCGTTCACACCACGTGTGGATTGATGTTATCTGGGTTTGATGAGGTACTCTTTCGCCTTCGACGCCATCACGTGACCATGCTCGTATGAGACAATGATCAGGATTCCCACGATGTTGCCAATCACTATCGCAACTGTGTCGGACGATACTCTCGGTCGGCGTTGTGCTGCCTTCAGAGAATATAGTCTTTCCAGTTCCGCTAGCATTCTGGCGTATTCGGGGGTCTCCGGACCATATGTCTGCAAATCAGAGCATAGGCTTACGATGGGTGCGTCGAGGGGGTCAAAGTTGCCTCTTGACCATCCAAACATGTATATCCTTTCGGTAGGTTTCCATTATACACGATGTATAATGTGCGACCTACTCGAGGATATCTGGACCAACCACCTTGAACGACAACTCGTCCTTATTTCGCAATACTTGGACATCATCATTCAGTTCAAGGGACATTCTGGTAGTTCCATCTGAAGTCTGTGAAACTACAACATCACCGTCAAACCGTGCGTCGCTGTTGTTATACGACTTGGTGGACAGACGTAGCGTCACGCCGCCAAACGTGGCCAATGCGGCCAACGTTCCAACCACTTCTTCTGGGTTTGGAAGCTTCTCTTCTCCCCAGATCTTCGACAACGTGAAATATAGCGTACCAAGTGCAGGCAGAATAAGCTGTACGAGGGTCTTCAAGATCTCATACACCTTGGTGCTCAACATAGGTTGCGTAGGTTCCATATTTAGGGCCTTTCAGGCTTATCCGTCGGTGCTAAAGGGCAATCACCTACCTCGATTGGAGGTAACCCTTCTAGGACGGGATTCGTAATGTAACGGTCAATATCTCTTGTCAGAGTTTCTTGGTAGATTTTAGCCACTTCACTATCTGGAAGTAGGGCTACTGGTAAGTCTGCAGTGGTCTTGAACATGTTTTCAATGCCACCGAAGATGGATTTGTATGTCTCTCGAATTTGAATCGATCGAATACAGCTTTCATGAGCCGTAACAGCTACAGCGTATGCTTTTTCAGCATTCTCATACGCAGCCATTTTGGCTTCTTCGAATTTCTCTGCATTGATGCGATTAAATTGCATTTGCGTAACGACGGCGAAACAAAGGAATAAACATAAGGCGGCGATGCCCCAGATTAACGGAAAAGGACGCTTCAGGCGGATCATCTGACTCGTCAATCTGTTGTCTGATTTTCTTCGCTTCATCCCCGGCTCGTCGAGCGAGGTCATTCATTCCTCCTACTATGGTTTGCACAGCGCTTATGATGATCGCCGTACACGTGAACGCTCCAATGATTAGGGTCCACCACGGGTTTAGTGGATTCCTCTGCCATGCGAAAAAGCCGACCAATGAAATTCCAACAAAGAACAGAATCCAGGTTCTTAGCTCTTGGCCCGCCTTACCATGAAATTTCATTACTTCCCTTTCTACTCATTAACCGCAGAGAGAGTTGGGTAGCCGCTTTCACCAGTTTCATCAAGAAACTCCACATGTTCTGTTACTCGCATAACAGCTTCTGTGTCGTAATTACCCTTGACGTATACAATATCCCCAACATCATAATGCTGACGAAACTTGTACTGGGTGGTCGCCGTAACGTTCGTGCTCATAATCGTTTGAGCGTTTCTGTTACGGACGGCTTGTTCACCTCTCGCAATCATGGCATCGGTAATCGGTTCATGAACGTCTTCATCGATTACCTCGGTATCACTCAAATGCCCGTCCATATCTGAGCAGTCTACTAGGATGGTGCGACGATTGAATCCTGTGGAAGCGGAATCACTTCTCGTCATGAAATATGTAGATACAGCAAAGTAGTCAGTTTTGTGTGATTTGATACTCCAGAAATATCTAGCCTTCTGAAGGTCACCTGCTAGGTGGGAGAATATGACACTGTCGGTCAAATCGTTCCCATTGTGAATACGAAATTCTGTCGTTAAAGGATCAACGTTGGCATCATTTGGTCGAACTACCTTGATACCGAAGTCGTCGATAGCAAGCAGCTCCATTACAGCCTTGTGCAAATATGTTGGTTCAATAATGCGTGCCGCAGCAGTGCTAGGACCAATATGCTGCTGATTATCGATCGGTACGATACCGTCGATGTTAGACGTGAGAATGCCTGTAGCGTTGTTCAAGTGATGCGCAATAAGCGCCTTAGCCTGAAACCAAGACGTGTCATACGCCAGCTCATACGGGAAGAAGTTGAGGATCAAACCGAAATATGTCTCGATGTCCTCACCTACAACACGCTGTTCAAGCCAAGCATCCAGACTGCGCCCCGTGAATCTAATCTCAGGAGCCTCTCCATCTTTCTCTTCTGTGATCTCAGCATTCTCGATCATCATTGCTTCGAGAGTGTCTGTGTGAGATATGATCGTACCAGGAGGCAAGAAGGTTCTAAGTCCAGAACTGACTGGCGCTGTGATGGTCACTTCTCCTGGCTCACGATATCTCTCAACCCAAGTGGCCGTCTTGATGCCGTTGATGAACGCGCCTTGTTCGAGATAGCCTTGGTCAGAGACGGTGGGGATGAATTTGAATAACTGCATTATACACCCCAGTGAGTCTCATACCAATACCACTCGTTAAAGGTCATGTCCGCCGTATCAGAAATCCAGTACGAGTTCTCCCCTGGAAACATCACTGGCCACATAGAGCCAGGCACGATGAGATCCATTAGCTGTAGCGTAACGGCGCTTCGTACACGGTATGCATACTTGTTGCCAGCTTCACTGGACAAATATAGCTCGTCACCTGCGTTGAACGTATAGCCGATTTGAAAGAACCAATCTGGATCGATTTCTTGTTCTTGCATTAGGAAGCTGAACAACGTATCGTCAAATGTGAGCTTCAGTTTGAAGCCATGCGGGGATGTCGAAGTAGGATCTGTAACCACAATCGTGTCCGAGACAAACTCAGAGACAATCGCACTAGCAACGTACAATGACTTGAATATAGGATCGTCGCATCGCATTGTGATCGTAACTTCGACGTCTTTGGCACCGAGCGGTCCCTCAAACTTCGTCACGAAGCCTGTGATAGCGCCAACAGTTGCAGCGTCCTCATTGAATCGCAGCTGAATCGTACCCTTTCGGGAAGAGGCAATAGCACGATATAACGTACCTCTAAGGTCCGACATCTCGTGACCGAGACGATAGTCCGGATTCAGCCCAATCTTCAGTGTGATTTCCCTAGGCTCCAATACTAGATCGTTGAAATTAGATCCAGACTCAGCGCCTTGCCCATAGAATTGTGGAACGATGGAATCGGCGTCCAGACCCGTAACCCCCTTGAGGATATACGGGTTCCGGACGTCTCTTCGATTCACATCGAACGTAGTCACCAGGAGGTCGTTGGAATATAGGTCAATACTACTTACTCTCATACGACCTCCAGTTCTTTCTTAGCCAATTCGATTTGGTTCCTATTTTGACGGTAGAGAGTAGCCGTGTTCAGCTGTGTCGGTGAGTAGTTGTTCTGTTCGAACTTGACTTCTCGCACAAATGTTTGCTGCTCTTCTACTGCCGCGTTTTCTCTGGCTCGAGTAGTCTCTGCGGACACGTTGTTTGCTGCCTGTAGAGATGCTGTAGCTTGAAGCGGTTGCGTACCCAGAATAGTTCCGAGTTGGTTCGCCGTAGCTTTGACGTTGGATAGGTCCAGGATAGGCGTGATGGTGGGGTTGAATTCGTCCGTGCCCTCCATGACCACTTTGGCATTCTCAAGTGCAGTGTTGAACGACTGCACAACACCTGTAGCCATGCTTGTAGCGGCACGTTCGGATCTAATGGCGCTATCGCTCATACCCTCGACGAGACCATCAGTGATGTATCCACCAAACTTGATGAACTCTTTAGACGGAGAATCAATACCCAACTTATTTAGGAACCCGGTAACTATTCCGCCGGCCATACGCTCGCCGATCTTCCACAAAGCTCTCGCAATATCATCGGCGCCGACGGCTACGACCAAACCTTCGATCATAGCTCGCACAAGTCTACGCATAGACTGACCGATAGCCTCATCATTGTTGTCGATAGCCAAAGCAAGACCATCGAGCAACGCAATGAGAACCCTGGCCATACGATTAGCAAGCCTGACAGCCTCGTCTGCAAGTGCTGTAGTAACACCGATGATCAGGTCAGTAGCCGCTCGGACGATCTTTCTAGCATCGCCAGTAAGACCACCCAAGAACTCAACCAAAGCATCAGCACCAGCAGTAGCAATATCGCCATACAGCTCACCGATTTCCTCGATAAGTGTTGTGACGATTTCACCAACGGTATCTGCAATGTCATCAATATTCTCAAGCACTCCCTCGAGGAACGATGTGAGAATACCAACACCAGCTGTAACGACATCGTCGATATTCTTACCGACGCCTTCGAGGAATCCAATCAGGAAGCTAGCACCAGCCGTAACGAGGTCTGGAATATGGCGAGCAAGCTCTTCGAGGAACTTCTCAATGATTGACGCCACAGTGCTCGTAATATCCGTGATGTTGTCCTCGATACCATGCAGGAACTCCATAAGGAGCGAGAAACCGGTTTCAAAGAAATCGTCACCAGACTCTCGAATAACTTTCAAGAATCCCGCTACGATTGCAATACCAGCTTCGACAATATCCGGAACGGCGTCGATAATCACCCGAAGCAATGCTTGAATGATCTTACCGGTTGCCTCAATGATAGCAGGTAGCGCTTCAAGCATAGACAACGCAATGGCATTGAGAGCTTCAATGACCACCATAAGCATGTCTGGAATGCGTACGATAAGCGCATCGATGGCGTACAAAAGTACGTCAACACCTTCGGTTCCAGCATCAGCAATGATTTTGAAGGCTTCCGCCAACAAACCAGCACCAACACCGAGCAATGCGAAACCAGCACCAAGTGCTACCAATGCAACACCGAGCAAGAATATAGCTGGAATAGCGCCAGTAGCACTAAGGATAAGAGCTGCTGCGCCAAGCGCTGCTAGAGATAGAGCCATTACAGCCAATCCCTTGCCCAAATCTCTCCAACTAATCTTAGCCATACCCTTGAGTACACCAGTGAACAAACCTAGCGATGCTGCCGCAATACCAAGAGCAATAGCCCCAGGAATAGCAGCTTGCATCAAAGTAAGTCCAGCTGCGAGAATAAGCAGTGAAGCACCTAGCACAGCCATCGATTTGCCGATTTCTTCCCACGACATCGTAGCGAAGATCTTAAGAGCTCCACCAAGAATAGTGAGTGCAACAGCCACAGCAATCAAAGCAGGACCGGTAAATATAGAAGTCAATGGCATCAAATGCATGGCGGTGGCTACAAGAGCCAAGCCTCCACCCAATGCGACCAGACCCTTACCGATATCCTTCCACGACATAGTCGCAAACAACAACATAGACGCAGCCATTAGATTGAGCGCAAACGCAACAGCAACCAAGCCCGGGCCGATTAGGATGATAGACGGCGGAATAAGATTGACTGCGCCAACGATAAGCACAAGTGCTCCCGCTACTGCGGACAATCCTTTACCCAGCTCTTCCCACGACATCGTAGAAAATAGCATGAGCGCCGGAACCATCATATTCATAGCGAGAGCAATTCCCATCATACCAACGCCAGCTGCGATAAGGCTTGGGCCTGCCCCCTTCAACAGAGTTGCTGCGGTTGCCATTTCGACAATCAGGATCTGAAGAGTAAGAAGACCATTCGCTAGCTTTTCTGGCTTGATCGCTGCCAATATAGCTAAAGCTCCAGCCATTACGACCATTGCTCCGGCTAGCAGAATAAGCGCTGCGCCCATACCAGCTAGCTGAATAGAACCTGTCGGGCCCAATCCTGCTTTAGAAGCAGAGACGTTCAAGAGCGCTACAGCACCAATCAACTGACCCATACCGATAGCCATAGCAGTCAACGACTTAGCGATCGATTCGGGGTTGATGAATGACAACACCAGCACTGAAACCGTAAGGAGCGCCAAAGCCTTAGCAATATCGAGTAGAGCATTCGCCCTAATCTGAGTCTGCATCGTCTTCAACGAATCAGTGAGGGTGTCGAGGTTTGTTCTGAATGCTCCGAAGACTCCGCCAAGTTGGTCTACAGCTCTACCCATTCTTGGGAGATTACCACCGGTCAAGTCGGCAGCGAGATTGATCCCGAGACCGTTCTTACCAAGCGACTGAATACCTCGTCCACCCATAAGCAGAGCGATCGTGTCAAGAATATCCAGAACACTTTGAAGCTCGTCCGAGTTGAGACCGTCACTTAGTGCATCACCGATCTCCTTAGCAAAGCCCCACATAGTCTCGAGCACTTCGACACCGAGATCCTTGAGAAGCATGAGCTTGTCCCAGATCCAACCGAAGACATTGTCAACTTTCTTGAGCGCGTCGTACAACTTTCCAGCAATATCTGTGACCTTCTCGAATGCCCCACCGATAGTTTCGACGATAGAAGCGAGACGATCAAAGCCACCAGTAACAGAATTACTCGTGCTGTCATCTACGACTCCAGTAAACGAGTCGAAAAGCTCTGTAAGCTTGTCTGGGATTTTGATGTCGAAGCCCAAAGACTCGACCAGTTCTACGACCTTGTCCTTGACCCTCTGAAAGGCCTCTGTGAGCCCGTCTAACGAGCCAAAATCAATACCATCAAAGAACCCTAGGAATTCGTCTTTTAGGAGCTTTAGGGACTCAATTGGGTGCAAAAGCTTCTCTGTGAGATCGTCAAAGAACTCAGCAATACCGCCTTCATCCACCAAACGAGTCTTCAAATCCTGAAGTGTCTGCGAGAAATCAATGAAGAAGTCGAGAATTCCGCCCCCATGCTCCTCACGAAGAGCAGCAAAGAGCGTTTGGAATGTCCCGATGACTTCAGATATAACCTCTTTGGCGATCTCAACTACAGCAGCGAAACCCTCGAAAATATGACGCAAAGTCTCTAGTGTCTTAACACTAGGCTTCATATTCTCTGTGAACTGAGCGAACTTATCAGTCAGTTCGAAGAGTCGTTCTGATGTGATCTTCGGGAATACGTCGCTAAAAGCTAGGCGCAATTGAATGAGCACACGTCGCAAAGCGAAGAAGCCATCCTGCAAACCCTTGATCAAACGATCACGACCGCCAAGATCTTTCCAACCTTGGAGGAGAGTGTTACGAGAGGCTGCTTGACGCTTGACATATGCGCCAATCGATTCGCTCAAACCAGTGAAAAGACCCTTTGCCTCTTCAAAGTCGCCAAATACGATACCGAACGTTTGTGACCATCCAGATCCTACAGATTCCCTGACTGTCCCCAACAACTGGGTAAGCGTCTTGACTTCTGTCGCGGCAGCCTTACCTAGGGCACCCAGCTTGATCATCTCTTTAGCTTGCTTGTCGGTATATCCGAGAGCAACAAGAGATGCTTCGTCTAGATCGCCAGTGAATGCCTGAAGTGTTGTAGTGAGAACTTCAGAGGTAATCCACCCGTCTTGAAGTGAGTCACGGAAGTTGTTTCCGGAATCTTCCCACTCCTTGAGTGTTTTGCCGATTGGGACGTCGGCAATAGTGCCAAGTGCCTTACCTGTTTCGAACAAGGCGTTCTTGAATACTTCGCCACCCATACCCGCATTGACAACCGAGTTCCAGTCAATTAGCTTCAAGGTTCCCGTAGCGAGAGCCTGAGACAACTGGTACATTGCGGAGCTTGCTTGTTCTGAGTTAGACCCAGAAATGGCGGCCAGGTTGGCAATACCCTTGATCGCATTGACTGACGTGTCTAGATCAACACCAGCAGCCGTGAACGTACCGATATTTCGTGCCATCTGTGAGAAGTTGTAGATGGTCTGATCGGAATATTCGTTCAGCTGCGCAAGGGCTTTGTTAACATCATCGAGCGTCGATCCCTTACTTGACGTGTTCGCCAAGATAGTCTGGATCGAGTTCATGTTGGTTTCCATCTCACGGAAACCGTCGAGGATTGGGGCTACTGTCAACCCCTTCGCCATGTTGAAACCGGCGGTTACAGCTTTGCTAGCGAGTGTTGCGAGGGCAGTTACACCAATAACACTCAGCGCAGAGAATTTAGTGCCAACCCCAGCAACGGCACTCGCCATACCATTTAGATTAAACTTCTTCGTAGCTTCGGTGAGATGATCGAAACTCTTAGACGTTGCGCCAAAGTTGAGGCTGTTCTTGAGTTTGTCAACCCCACGGAATGCTTCGGCGAGTTGATCGTTGAATTGTGTTGCGTTGAGATTCATCTTGAGCTTAGACAGCTCAGAGAGATCGCCAATGTTCGTCTTGACCTTTGAGAAATCAAGAGCTGCTTTGAGCTTATCGAGGGACGCAATTGTCTTTGCAATATCACGTTCAAACTTCGCGTTATCGAACGTCATATGTACGACTCTATTGTCAACGCTGCTCATTTTCTCACCTGCTTCCAAAGGTCGTCGAGGATTTCGTCAAATATAGGTTGAATCGCAGGATTGATGTAATCTCTGCCAACTACATAACCACCAGTTCCGGTGGCATGTCCATACTGAATAAGAATCGCGATCTGTCTACCATCTTCGACATTGTTGTTGTACCACTCGATGGTGAGACCAGTTTTGTCTCTAGAAACTGTATAGCCCCATTGCTTAGACGTTTCAGACGTATCGATTGGTGTGGCGGCGGACAAAGCATCAACACCACGCATGCCATATTTGTCTAGCGATTGAAATCGATCTATGCGGCTAGTGAAATCTTTCATACGTCTAAGAAACGCATCTGATTTCTTGAACGACCCAGAACTAGTGACATGCATGGGAAACTCCTTACGGCGCCCAACTCTCTGCTAGACCCACAAGAGATTCGAACGAAGGTAGATGCGCTTCCATTACTTCGTCGCCATACAGAATTGCTTCCAACTCTGTAATGAATTCCTCGCTCGACTTCGTGGTGTCAAATATAAGATGCGCTGTTGGGCGGTATCCTGGAATTCGAGAAGGAATTGCGGTAACTGTCCATTCGAATTCGATACCGTTGATGTCTGGGTTATTAGTTTCGTAACTGATGTTCGAGGGAATCGCGTTCAAGTGAGCCAGAATATGAATCTTATATCCGAGCTGAGAATCAAGATCATTACCAATTCTAGTGCGATACGAGAGCCCAAACGATTTGAACGGCTGACTTCCTGCGAATAGCCCATTGTCGATCTCCTGAATTCCTTCGAACTCCAAGAACTCGTCGGGATAGGTGTACGCTCTGACCAAGGCAGAGAAATCTGACACGGATACAATCTCGTTGTACTTGACCCCATCCCAATAGAATGGTGTGACCTGAGCACCAGTGAAGCGCTCTTCTACCTTGATCAAACCGTTCCAAGCAATCCCGGTCCCATCGGTGAGATAGAGAACCCCTCTTTCAACGCCACTTTCGTAGAGCTTATCGCCAACGTCATCCCATACAAGAGTAGTCATGGTTCCTCCTATCCCTTAGTTCCGAGTTGCTGTTTTCTTTGTGCATTCAATTCTCTGTTGCGAGCTGCAACTTCACTTCTCGACATCTTCTTCGGCTTCTCTTGCTTCACGTTGCAGATCCTGACCAAAGAGAAGAGTCGATTCAGATGCCAGTATTGACATTCGAATGGAATGTTGAACGCCACCATCCAATAGTAGATGAGTTCGGCAGTGATAGTTTCACCTCTGCCTTTGCGTTCTGGCATCGCTCCAAACGTAGTCGCAGATTGTTTCGACTCAATGTAGTCGTTGATCTCGCTTAGATTCTCTTGGCTAAGTTTGGAAAGTATTTCGGGAGTTACCCCCGGGGAAATTATCATGAATTGAATGTAGGTTAGAATCTGTTCCGAAGTCTTTTCCCCAGAAGACAAAAACGGAACCTCATACTTTGACTCCCATTTTGACAGTGAGACCAGAGAATGCTCGAGCTCTAAAGTTGTGACGTCTTGCTTCACGAACTTACTAGTGCTTTCGTCGAACATCTCTTTACCAGAAACGTTAATAGTGAGCATTCTCTGGTCTCCTTGTCTATCAGGTTACGATGACAACAAAAGGCGTCGTCTGAGCGGGCGGAACATAGAAGCCCGGAGCCGCAGACAGCGAAACCCTGTGCACACCGTTGGAAAGCACGAGTGCTTCCGCAGCTGCTTCGTTGACACCATCGCCACCGACAACAACGTTGTACTCGTCGCCGTCCCAAGCCTCGACCGTGAACAGAACGTTCGTGGTCGTACCGGAGATGGCAACCGCGTCAACAGCGCCAGCGACAACAACGTTGGAGGCCGTAGCGGCACCCTCGAAGATGGCAATGACCTCATCGGGGGTCGGCAACGACGGATCGGTGCTGATGGTCCCGTAGAGGAGCTCTTCGAGTGCTGCCAACTGATCGGCGTCAACCTCGGTGGAGTCAATGGTAATGACTGAGGTGGGTCGGAGATCGGTAACGTTGGTCGGGACCGAGCTGACCTCCCAGCTGAATGTGATCATCTCAGGCGAGTCGTTCACAGTGCTGTAAGCCTTCTCAGAAGGTGCAGCGGTGAGACCGTAGACGAGATGGAGCTTGTATCCGAAGGCCGTACCCTCGACATCGTTACCCTTCAGCGTGCGGTACGACAGACCAAAGGCCCGACGGAACTGCTGACCGATAACCACACCAGGGGTGGGCATCTCGGTACCATCGTAGGCACCGAATTCATCCGGATAGGTGTAAGCCTCAATCGTTGCACCGAACTCCTCTGCAGAAACCAGGTTTCCGTAGACGATGTTATCAGCGTAAGTCTTGTTGGCTTCGGCGCCTGTCGGTGACTCGGTAACGGTAACAAGACCGTTCCAAGCAACACCGTTGTCATAGACACCAGCTTCGTTTGGCATGTAGAGGACCCCGTGATCTACGCCTGTTTCGTAGATCTTTTCGCCGGTGCCGTCCCAAGTGAGTGCAGTCATTTGTATTTCTCCTTAGAAGAAAAGTTTGTAAACATCGTGGTTGAGGTCATCAGCCGTATAGTGTCGATCGAAAATACACATAGGAAGTTCCGCAACGGCTTGAGGAATATCGCTGTCTGGATCTTGATCGACTACCGTCACTTGGTATCGCCTGACGATTTTGTACGGTAGATTCTCCGCAAAGTTGGTAAGTGCCCAATCTCTCTTGTAGATGATACAAGGATATACCAACCTCATGGATTCTGGTGTTTGAAAATATACGTTGTCGCACAACGTTTCTAGAAGAGTCTGAAGCTCAAGGCGTGGGGCCATTGTAAACACTCCCAAGACTAAGTATGAGACGGGGCCGTTGAACTTCGACTTTGGTCACTGTCCAACGAACCCCTTCCCACACAACATACTTGATGGCAAAGAAGTGTTCTGTGGCATGATCATCAGCAAGGATACTGATCGAATTACTGACAGTAATATCCTTGTTGAGGCCTTCGCCGTTCTCGAGTTGTCTGGTGTTTCGAAGAACATCTCCGTAATATGGCAGTTCTGTGACCACCATCTTCCAAACACCAGACCCCGAGGGAGATTCTACAGATTCTCCATAACCGACGTTTCCGTAGAATCGCATCAGAACTCCTTAGGTCATGCGTCAGCCGTGAAGCTCCACTGATCGTCCGAGCTAGTAGCGAAGTAGTAGCTCGCCGAAGCAGGGGTAGCGTCGATGACCCAGGTGTCTCCCGGATCAACCGTGTACGGCGAACCACCAGCGTTGACCGTGGTAACACCATGCTTGTAGACCACACCCGCCGTGTTCACGATGGTAAGTGCACCAGTCTCAGGATCGAAGGTCGGAGCCGCAGGCGTAACCAAAGCGGCATCAGACGCAACCGAACGGATGACCAAAGCCGACTTCGGAAGCGTAAGCGCTCCAGAAACTCGGGTCTCCGCCAGATACTTGTACTGGTTGTAGTCGATGTCAAAGTCATCGAAGTTCGTGACTTCTCCGCCACGAGTTGCACCGAACGTGTAGTCGGCCGGGTTGACGATAATGCCGACAATGTCGGACTCATCTTCCATGACCTCAACAGCAATGATCTCTGCAACACGAAGTTCAGCAGCGACATCAGCCAGAGTACGATACATACGCTTTCCGGTGTCCTCCTCACGAAGTGTGAGGAACTTGCCGATGTGAAGTTCCGTAGTGTAGAAGTTCGGCGTTCCAGTACCCTTGTACTTGTACCGGTTCAGGATGACCGCATCGATGATCTCGTTGTAAGACGAGTTCGAATCGCCAACGTTGACATAGAGAGTCTCGACATAGAACTCGTCATCAGTAGCGATGGGGCGAATCTTGTCTTCGTCAATCTTGTCTTCGTCGTCGACTTCACGACCGTCGCCAACCAGAGCCGCACGAGCGACCTCTTCTTTGAGCATGAACTGCATTTCCTGACGAATCCATGCGACAACATCGAAATCGGTGATGTCGAGAATATCGTCACGATCCAGCTTCTGCTTCTTGTAGACGGTCTTGGGGCCGGTTTCACGCCTCGAGGTAGCGAAGAATTGTTCCTTCTTCAGGTTACCCTTGATATAACCCTTGGCACGAGCCTGATCCATCGTCAAGTCAGCGAAATGCGACTTGATCTTGGCAAACGGGACCTTCCGGGTATCGTTCAAGAACCCAGACACCCACTCCATGCGGCGAGTGATCCATGCCGGCGTGTTACCGTCGATGGCAACTGCTTCTGGGAACAAGGTCTCGATATCATCGATTCCGTGCTGAAGCGCATACCCGTCCATGGCAGCCTTGAGAGATCCAAGCGCTGAGGCCTGCTCCAAGATGCCCTTCATGGCGTCGTGAGTAAGAACGTGACCGGTGGTCACATCTTCCTGGCTTTCGAAAACATTGTGCGTCACTTGAGTACCTTCCTGGTTTTGATCAGTTGAATCGGTGGTTGTATCGGCGTGTCCGACTGATCCTGCGGTGGCTTCTTGCACCGCTTCGCCAATCATGAAATGAACAACGTCCTTTTGGACTTCGGTAAAGGAGTCATAGACATCTTCGAGGGTTGCCCCACCGGTTTCGTCGTCATCTCCATTGTCAGTACCGGCATGTTCAAGTTCCGAATCGACTTGAATCTCTTCGCCAGTATGGATAATCACATCGTCATCGAGCTCAGTCGTAGATCCGTCGCTGTGACGAATAGAAACTGGATCGATGAGTGCGCCAGGGTTGGCACCTGCAAGCACAAGGCTGACTTCACGAATGATACCGTGAACGACGTTTTGCCCTTGCTTTTGCAGATTATTAGCCCAAATAGACAAGGCCTTGATGTCCTTGTTGGTAACCGCTTCCTTGGCGTGAACGGCCTTCTTCGTCTTGTTGAAGAAAGCATCCACCCAAACGCCATCTGGACGATTGGTAAGAAGCGCGTGGCCGAGAATATTCTCTACATCGGTGTGTCCGTGCATATACACGAGAGGAACAGTCATTTGATCCTGATGCGCAAATGCACCGGGCATGATTGTTACCCCATCGAGACACCTCAGCCCCGCCTTAGTGGCGTAACCGCTGAAATCAGCTTTCATTTTGACTGTTCCTTTCAGAATTCTGAACTCCTGAAGTTGGTGGTGGACTTGTGGATTGTGGCATGTTCGGATTAGCTAGCTTGTCTGCCGTCGGCTCTTCCGATGGAGGAAGACCAAGAGCATCTCTAATCTCATTTGACGACATCACTTCGTTTCGCTTGAACTTATCAACAATCTCAGCGATCTGACTAAGTGGTACAAACTTAAATGGTTCTCTGAAGTAACGAATGTCTTCCCTTCGAGTCAATCCTGGCTTACCAAGGAAAGTTCGACGCATAGCTTCAACGATAGCCTTGACGATCGGATAGATAGTCCGCTCGTAGTAGTTGATCATGGTGGCTTCGCTTGCAGTACCATTCATTACTTCGGGGGTAATACCGAGTTGTCCATAAAGCATCTCCACCAAATACTCGACTTGCTTAAGAAGGTGATTCTCGGCAGGGCGATTGAGTTGTGTGATCTTCTCGGTAGCGTCAGCATAGGCGATCCCATACTTACTCCCAACTAGTTGCGCCTCAATCTCATCTCTACGCTTGTCAGCCTGATTCTTTCGGGTTTCAGACCTAACCGTGTAGGGGAGTTGGATGATGAGATCAAGTTTGCCAGAACTCAATGCGGTGTCTACAGTGTCAAGAAGACCAAGCTTCGAGATAAGACGTTGCATAGTTGAGTTCGGTTCGTTCATGACTGCGGCCAAGGGATTCTCGACAATAGCCACGAACCGTTTCGGATATGTAATCTCTCGGCGTCTGCCTTCATTCTCATCCCAAACACTAACTCGAACGTGTCGTGGGTAATACTGAATGATGTCGCCTACACGCATGAGAGAAACATCAGTGATGTGCAAAGCCAAGACGTCACGTTCGTGAAGAATTGGAACTACAGCAGCCACACCCTTGTCAAACATGGTCATAGCGATGTCTTGACGGAAAGCACTAGGAGCCTGATCGATGTTTGTCTCTAGAGTGAAACAATCGTTCATCTTGCTTTGCGCATCAGAGGCATATCGACCCTTCTCGTCGAGCTTGACGTGCTTGATGAGCACACCACTCACATCCAAAGCAATACGGTTGTAAACCGAAGTTACAATCGTCTTGTCGTTGATGTAAGAACGACCATGAGAGCGATCAGTTCGACGACTACTTGAGGGGCCAAGATCACTATTAGTAACTAGGAGCTCTTGATTGGAGAATACACTCCAAGCTCTTCGCAATTTATCTAGAATTGCCAATGGTCATCACCCCCTCCTTTTCAAATGGTGGCCCGTCATTCGAACGCCTCCTTGTTAGCTTTGTAAGCAACGTATGCGTCCATCATGGCCGAGACGTTGTCGATCTTTTCGTCTACTCGTATCTTTAGAAGCTTCCTGTTACCATTTGTGTCCTCCAAAGTTACGGCGTTGCCCATAGCAAACGACATGAGTGCTTGGTCGAAGATGAGTTTTCTTTCAGCAGCAAGAATCTTCAGTTCCCCGAGAGGTACTGACTCGGTTCTTGCCCCCTGAATGACTTTCTCAATTGCATATGGTCCGTTTTCCATCTCCCATCTGGCGACAAACTCTTTGGCGTTGTATGGGTCGAAGCCGAAACATCGAACGTCATACTCATTGTAGTCGATGAACGCTTCGAGGTCGTCGTAAACTTCCATCATGTCAAGCACTGTTCCAGCTAATACCTGAAGACTGTTCTCACTGATGAACTGATCGTACTTGAACCGCATTGCGGCAGGAAGTTTGTGAAGGGTCAGCTCTGTGATGTAGCTTCGAGTCTTGATACCGAATTGGTAGTCACGAGAAGGCATAGGGAACATAAAAGTGAATGCACAGAAGTCATCACCTTGAGAAAGGTCGGCACCGAGGGCACAAGGCATCCCTTGGAAGCCGGCTCGGCGGTGTGGAATCGTTTCCTCGTAGGTAAAGAAGTAAGTATAACCCTCCATAGGGATACCGAACCGCTTTGCCAGAATGTCGTTACGAGCAGCCGGAGCTTTCTCCGCACGTTCCACGTCCAAGTGGTACGTATCATACGTCACCGTCTTTCCGAGGTTCGGATTTGCCTTCAACCACGTCTCGGGATAGGCAACTTCCTCAATGTCATCGAGTTTGTAGTGCCAGATCGAAATGTGAGGAGCTTGGTAGTCTCCCTTAAGGATGGTTGCGAGTTCCATTTTGATGGTGTCGCCGGAACCGTTTCGAACAGTACCTTCAGAACTGATTGCGACGATCAAATAGTCTTCCATCTTGGAAGCACCCTGTTCGATGGCACCGACAACGTCTTCTCTGATGTCTCCAGACAACCATTCGTCAACAGTAGAGATCTTCGGACGAAGACCCTGCAGTTTGTTGATGGTCATTGGGCGAATTTCTAGCAAAGACCCAGTCAGGAAGTTCTCAATCCCCTTCTTGGTCGATGCTAGTTTGACACGATTGGCTCTATTACCTGTCGTGTTCTGTAGAGAACCCTCTGTCAGGAACTTGAACAGTGGTCCTCTGGCCCTAGTGATGGCAGTTCGGAAAGGTGACATCACCTCTTCGGCCTGTTTCATCGTTGGGGCAGTTGTGATCTGGTGGGTCGTTGAGGTATCGACGTTAAGGAAGTACGAATGTAAGCAGTATGCATACATCGACTTCGCAGCACCTCGTGCAACAATCAGATACTGTTTGGTTGTGAGTCTCTTCTTGATGAGCTTCGTGATGTAGTGCCCACGTTCCCCTGCTTCACCGGGTTGGTAGACACTACGTTCAACGAAGTAGTACCAGCAGAAGATCTGTTCGGCCCATACCTTGAAGGTGTCAAGAAGAAAAAGATCGCTGCCATCGGTTAGCGTGAGTTCGTTCTCACAGTATTTGATAAAACCTTCGGTGGCCTGGTCGTCATACCAGATGTTTGGATTCTCAATCAGTTCATTAATGCGGTTCATCTCATCAGAGATTTGCGCATTGACTGGAATCTCTCCTCGAATGACTCGATCTCTAAATTCAGCATAGTAACGTGGAGTAGCGGTATTCGATAACGTCAATTCTACCGCCTCCTCACGTTAGTTATCCGAACTTACCAATCGTCTTGATCGCTCCGGAAGTACGAATCAGTTTCACAGCAATAGCTGCACCGGCAGCAAGAGTGGCTTGACCAGCTGGTGATCTGATAAGAGCGATCGCTGTGTTTGCGGTTGCACCAGCAGATAGAATTCTCTTCGCTGTACTTTCACCGTTGCTGGTAAGTCGAGCAACCTGTTGCTCAGTGTTGAGTCGATTAGCAAGATCCTTGAGTTCCTTGTCGCTCAGTTCGCTTGTGCTCTTCTTTCGATTGGCAGCGTGGCGCTTAGCATCGTCAGACGCTGGGCCAGAGCTAGATGCTTTGCGCTTACCCCAACGCATACCCTTGACGCCGTAGTGTTCGATGAATTCTCTACCAACGTCTTCGAAACTCATACTTCCTCCTCGCTTGGATAAAGTGCATACTCTCGAGCGACGTTGAGACGCCATTCAAATTCTGCGATCTGTCGTTCCATTGAAGCAATGAAATACGACGATTGGGGTGGGTCGAAAATAAGTCGAAGCTTGAGGAAAACATACGTTCTAACCGAATTCAATTCGTTAGCCGGTACTCCGGCCGTAACATAATCATCCCACTCAACAGTGTCATCTTCAATCGTAAACCCATCAATTGGGCCAATACCTAGTTGCATGAGAGTCGAAAACACAGAGTTGATGTGGATGAGAATATCATCGTCGAACGCCGTGTAATCTTCGGCCATGCCAAGCATCTTCTTAACACTAGTTAGAATGCTGTTTTCCATTATCCCTCCTTACGTTTGAGGTGGGCCCTTCAGTTGCGCAGCCACTCGGGCTGTTTCCTTTTGAACCGCGATTGGATCGTGGCCGGCCGCACGAAGAGAAATATCTCGTTCACGTCCTGTGCCATGCTTACCTGCGAGAACTTCCTTTGCGACGTCCTCGAGTGGGGCTACCAAACCTTCAGCTGGCGCCCCAGTCTCAGCGGCTTGATGTGTCTTTGCTTTCGGAGCGGCCTTCTTGGCTGCTGCTTTCTTTGCTACCATGTTGGTCTCCTTTGTTTACGGAGTCGGTACCCAAATACCGACGAGATCTACTACGATGTGTGCTGGAGATGGACCATTCACAATCACGAATTCGCCTTCTGCGTTCAAGAACACGGTGACTTCGTTGCAAATGGATTGGTTAGGCGCTGACCAATTCAGACAACTGGTCGGAAGTTTCTTGGAGAACCAACCTGCGCCGACTGTCTGAGTTGCCGTAACGTTCACGATTGCAGCCTTCGCCGCTCCGTGACTAGGCACATCCAACTTAAGAACTTGATTCGGGGCCAAAGGCGACCCGGTGTATGCGGTTACTGGACGACTGTCAAACAGTCTTTGTTCCCTAGGAATAAGATCCATATCGGGCTCCTCTACATTAGGTCTTTCATAATCGAGAACTGCTTGCGGGATATCATCCCCTCGGATGTACTGCCAGTGCCACTTCTCACTCTTGAGCGAGGCGTAGATTCCAAAACGTGGTGCGTAGAGGCAAAGCCATCCTACGAACGCTTCTGTGATTGGATCAGGTGACGTGTCGTCGTCATATTCTTGCGCGATGTCGAGAGCTAACCCGTAACCGTGGTTACTGGTACCCGGAGACGCTGCCGTAGCCGGCCAATATCCGAACTTAGCGTAGTTCTTGATCCAGTATTGACTTGAATATCCGTAGGTAGACGCTGCCAACCAAATCTTACGATGTTCAGTTGGAGTATCGTCATATGAATCTTTCGATACTGGAATATATCGATCCACAAACAGATTGATCTGCTCTTGGAATGTTCGGAAGTCGCCGACATCTTTGATCGTGATGCCCAACATCTTGATTCCGAGATCGAAACATGCCTCGAACGCTCGTGCCGCAGTGAGATCCACGAAACACTTGGTCTTCACGTTTCGAACCTGCGTTAACACTGAGAGAGGAAGTTTCCCATTCTCATAGGCCTTGGATGTACTGGGACGTACTACATTGTTGTTGATTGGTAGTGTATAAGCCATATTATCCCCAAAGTTTGGTATCGCCAGCGGCTCTGTCTACATGAGGCTGACGAAGAAGCGAAGCATCGCCGTAATGAATTGCGTTGTGCGTCTCCTTGGATGTGGTAATCAAATACTCGGGGTCAAGAATCCAGTGTAGACCAGCGCTAATATCGTCAACGCTAACAGGATTAACATGATGAACAAGAGGAGCTCCATGTATTTCATGGTCTTCCATTCCGAGGTCAAGTCCATTGTCTCGCACAATGACGAAATCGCGAAGGCTTCTCCACTCTCTGGACTTGTAGAACCTCTGATTGATCCACCGATCGAAACCGAATGTGGATTCCCCCACGGCACCGCCGAGTTTCAGATACTCATATCGACCCTCGAAGGTGTGACGTTTGATCATTTCGCCGTATGTCTTAATCATCAAATACATCCTCCACATCTTGCCCGGAATACGAACGAAATGCAATGAGTGCTTCTCGTGTGAGTTCTTCCATACGGCCAGCCTGTGACAACGCTTCGACTCTAGCCTTGAGTAACTCGTTTTCGGATCGAAGACGATCTTGTTCGAGTTGTTCTCGAGTAGACCCAAGTTTAAGGAAATGAGTAATAACTTGGGCCGAGGCTGTTCCGTCTACAATTTGTTGTTCGGCCAGATTGACCGCAGCCGCTACGATTTGCTGTTCTCTTAGCTCTGGCGTGGTAGCTGGAGGGGCCTGTGACCGCTCGGGTTTCTTGCCAGCCACGTTCCCTCCTTTCTTTACGACCAGGCGATGGAATTGTCTGTGGATGTCGAAGCTGCATTCGGACCGCCGCTCAATGAGGTTGCGCAAGCGGCCGGAATAGAAGCGACAACTGTTCCCGAAGTAGTCATTCCTGATACACCAACGGTATATGTAACATTGTCTAATGTAGACAATGCCGCAACTGTTGCGCCAGCCGTTCCTGAAAGAATTACATCACTTCCAGAGAAACCAGTTACTACTTCTGAGAAAACCGCTTCAAATAGAACAGGTTCTCCTGTGGCCGGGTCGGCCTGACCAGACTTTACGTTGATCGTACACGTAACCGTAGGACCAGGACCAGCTCCGCCACCAGACACCATAGCATTATACAACGAAGTTCTTTGCCCCAAAGTTAAAGGCGCCGAATAAAATGCAATTTTCCCAACACGCCATTCTTGATTATAACTCACAGCCGCGGCATTTTGTCCATACGACCCAATACTGAAAAACATCCCCGCGGTTGCCGGTGTGCCACGTTTGGCGGCTGAACCGCCACTTGCGCTGGCATCTACATAAATAGTTGCGGTTCCTGTACTTGTTGGGTTTACATTAATCGTAATTAAATGCCATGCGTTGTCACAAACATTCGTTGAAGTTTGTGAATTAGCTCCCTGATCATTAGATAAAAAAGAAAGTTTGCCATCTGTTGCTGCTACTTTTCGACCAATACTCCAAACATAATTGGTGTTGTTTGAATAACTGGTCGGACCAGCAGCAGTTTGAACACTCATTATATTCGCTTGCAACCCAACACTTCCGCTAGCCCCAGGAGATGTAGTTACAGCACACTTAAACCAAAATGTCATAGCCCATGTGCTTGCGGTAGAAAGAAATACGTCCGGCGACAAAGTCTGCGCTTTTTGAAAAGCTCTATAGTTTGTGCTGACATTGCCATGTACAATTAAACAAGGATCACCGTTGGGCATTCCGGTCGCATCAATACTGAAATAATCATAATCGTCGGGTACAAATAAATAAAGCCCTGTAACTTCTTCTGGGATGCTATAACTTGCCATAAATCTCCTTTACAACATGACCATATCGTAGAGCAATGCACGTTCTGTTTGATTTAATATGTGATCATGAAACGCTAGTTTACCTAAACGCCATTCTTTGTTGTAGCCTTTTGAGTTAGCGTGATTACCGTATGCACCAATACTAAAATACATGTTTGCAGTACCTGGAGTTCCTGCTTTTGCTTGTGATGAGGTGCTTGCAATTTTATCTACCATTACCGTCATGCCGGCCGTAGTACCACCGGTTACATTAACGACAACCAAATGCCAAACGTTATCTCTTGGTAGTGTAGTTGATGCGTTTCCTCCACCAGAATTCATTAATACTTGGATCAAATTAGTTCCGCTTACACCTATTTGCCAATAATAATCATTGATCGAACTATATGCGTTAGGCCCAGTGGATGTTTGAACACCCATTAATAGATTAGACACCGCGTTAGTATTTGTAACGGAGGTTGCATCAGCACCTTTAAACCAAAACGACATACCCCAAGAATCTGCTCTACCGAGAAATACGTTAGGTGTTAATACTTGTGCTTTTTGAAAAGCTTTATAGTCAGTACTAGTGTTGCCGTGGATAATTAAACAATCATCGCCATTAGGCATACCTGCAGTATCGATACTAAAATAATCATATGCATCGGGAACAAATAGAGGAATACCCGTAATTTCTTCTGGGATGCTATAACTTGCCATGTATACTCCTTTATTCCGGGTATCTTACTTTTACAATACCGCTACCCGCTGTGCCAAACTGACCATGGCCATCTGAGCCTCCTTGGCCGCCACCGGTATTTGCTGTTCCGGCAAGACCACCACCATTATTATCAACCCCACCACCGCCACCAAGCGAACCTGTTAAAACAAATCCAGTGTGATGGCCGCCAGCGCCTCCGCCTCCATAATAAGAACCCCAAACCAAAAGTCCATCACCACCATAACCATATGTACTTCCTGATACGCCACTGGTACCAACAGCTCCCGCACCGCCACCACCGCCGGCCCTCAAGCCAGCAACAGTTGCGGCACTAGCTCCTGCGCCTCCGTTATTACCCGCAGAACCAGTACCACCTGCGCCGCTTACCGCAACTGAAACTTCACAGCCACCGCCGCCGCCACTGCCACCGGCACCACCTGCGCCAGAATCTATGTTAGGATGTCCTCCTGGGCCGCCTCCAATGGCTGTTTGTCCTAATCCAGTTGTGTTTCCGCCAGATGTTGCCGAAATACCACCAGAACCTCCGGAACCGATAATTATTAGACTACCATCTGAAACAGATAGCGACACAACTTTAACTTCACCGCCACCGCCACCGCCCCCAGCAGCGTCATTACCGACGACGTTGTTTGTATTTCGGCCTCCGCCGCCCCCTCCTACCAACAGAATTTCGACGTCAAACGGATCTGGACTCATAGTCCAGAACCCATCTAAACTGTTAGTGAACGTATGATATCGGTAACCACCAGAAGTAGTAATCGTTCCTCCAGTAGGAAGTGTTGATGTTGACGTATCCATCTCGCCTATTTGAGAGAACCAAATCGCATCCGTATGTGTTGCGGCGGCTGCATAATCTACCGGTTCTTCACCAGATTCTTGGAACCAAGCGTCAAACCAATACAAACCCTTTACGCTTTCATTTCTAAAGTCACCAGCTGTAACTGTCTCAACTGCAGGCCAAACAATAGCCTCAGCAGCATTAAGCGTTGAGAACCAAATCACATCGGTATGAGTCATAGCCGCTTCATAATCTACGGGTTCTTCATCAGCTTCACGGAACCATGCATCAAACCAATAAAGACCCTTCACAGTTTCATTTCTAAAGTCTCCAGCGGTAACAGTCTCTACTGCGGGCCACACAATATCATCTTGTTGCATGTCCCAACAGTACCAAATGGGTGAAAGAGCTTCTACTGCTAGATCATACTCACTCATGGTTGTTCCGCCTGGTGCTCCGGGAAGACCACCGCCAGGAACAAGCGGGCCCATACCTTGCGGGCCGGTCATGATGCAGCCAAATCGCCGAACACCGACCAGGTATTAGCCGTCACTTTCTGGATACCAGCTCGTGAATATTGAGCTCGAAGTTTAGCAGTCAAGCCAGATGTCCAAAGTGTAGCGCCACTACCTGCTTGAATCGTAATCTGTCCTGCGCCGTATTGCATAACATCGGCATAAACACCTATCGGCCATGCAAGATCACCATCATCGGGTAAGGTAAGTGTTAGCGCACTAGCGTTGTTCATCGTTAGCAATCGACCCATGTCTTGTAGTTCAAGGACATGAGATGATGTGAGCGTAGTCTTGGTTTGAACTTTGCCGTATGGTCGAACGGTCCATTCGTCGCCATCGACAACTACATCGCCATAGTCACCATCTTCGACTCCGCCGGCGGCACCTGTAGCTCCTGTAGCGCCAGTGGCTCCAGTAGGACCGGCTGGACCTGTTGCACCCGCAGGACCTTCGGGGCCAGTAGGACCTTCGGGGCCAGTTGCACCTGTAGCTCCTGTAGCGCCAGTGGCTCCAGTATCACCTTGCGGCCCTTGTTCACCCGTCTCACCTTGCGGCCCGGTAGCACCGATCGAACCGGTAGCACCAGGAGGCCCACCGGGTCCGATGGCACCGCTGTGTACGATGCTGACCTTTTGATCCGCAGGATTGATGACGATCGTTTGTGTGGTATTCTTGAGAACAATTGTTTGGCTCATGTTGTTGGCATGCTCCTGAACTCGACGATGATTAGGTCGTCATGGAGAGAAATGTCTCCACTGCCAGTGAGACGCTTAATGTCCATGAAGCCGCGATCTACAGCTGCAATGCCTGCGTCGGGGGTTGAGTCGTTGAACGACAACGTAAACGTCCCGACAGAGAAGTCGACTTCTGTAACTGTCCAAGCGAGAATGAGATCTGAAGTTTCCTCTGGTCCTGTACGAATGTGACTAGTGATCGTCTCACCGTCTAGATCCTGCTCCGCATTCACGGATACCGCGTTATACCTACCCTTTTTGAACACAAGAGTTGCCATGGTCATCTCCTTTCAGATCTCATTCTCGCTTGAACTTTGTACTTACTAGGCCGGCTCGTCGATCAGCCCGTTTTCTCGGAGCACTTCCAGAATTGCCACAATGGTGGTACGGAGTGCAACTACTTCGGCTTGAACATACGAGCCGCCGGGGGATGCGGGGTCTGCAATCGAGGCGTGAGTGAACGCTACATTGCCCTCTTCTTCCAGATCCTCACGAACGGAGTCTTCTACATCCGTTTCATGAAGGATATTTCCTTGGTCACCTGACTCTGGCATTGCTGTTTGTCTCCTGTTGATGTGTTTCAGACCCTGCGATCTGAATTGTCTGTGGAAAATGACCCCCCGGGGAAAAATGAGGGAGGCGGGCGATGCATAAGGGGGGGAGATTCTGCGAGACCCCCCTCCCCCTATGCAAACTCAATCTCTCTAC